CTGAAAATTTCCCTTAACATAGCGATTAATGGGGGGGTATATATATAAAAAAATATTTTTATTTTATTTTCTTTTCCCAATTACTTTATTACTTAGCTCATAGTTTAATAGCAAGCCATACTAATAGCCATAGCAATGCGAACACTGGGTTAATAACCAACAGCAACAGCAACAATGCTATGCTTGGACTGATGAATAACATAATAATAAATAATAATATAATCATTTACTTCTCCCTTTATATATAGCAGTAGTAGGAATCGAACCCACGTTTACCATTAGACTATACTGCTAACTATGACTACCTCATATTGTTATTCCTAACTATCAGTAGCAGGCATCTCATTAGATGCTATCTTAGTATAGAGCAGTAGGGAATCGAACCCTACACCACGTCAGTATACCTTATTACTCTTACCAGCTGTCACTTAATTAAGCCTGTGACTATTTAATACCTTAGGTCTTTAGGTAACTAACATAACCATGATAACCATGCACCAGCCCAAACAGTTATGTTTGTATAGTTGTGCCAAGGTACTGCGCAATAGCTTAGCACTTCTTCTATGGACTATACACCACTCATCAGGATAGCTGGACTCGAACCAACACCACATGTTCCCAAAACACGTATGCTACCATTGACACCATATCCTGTTATTATATGCCATAATACGCTCAATACCTAGAACTATAACTTATAACATATAATAAAATAAAGGAGAACACGAACAGCAGGAATCGAACCTACGTTTACAGGTTTGGAATCTGTAGCATTACCACTATACTATGTTCGCAATATGCAAAGGGCTGTTAGTTACTTGCACCCTCTGCTTAGGCTGTCAACTCTATAACATTTAAGTACCGTCAATCAGTACACCTGTTGTTTCAATTCAAAATGTTTAATACTCCAGCTACTATCAATAAGATAGATGTAAATACACTCAATGCAATAGCTAGATAGTCATAGCGATAGTACCACTCTTTAAAGTTGGTAACTGAACCTACACCATATAAAATGCCTAGAATAACCAAGGCAATATTAATTACAATCATTATTTATTCTCCTGACTTTCTACATAGAGTAAAATACAAAAGGCGTCTGCCATATCGTCATTAACCTTATCTTCTGGAACAATACTATAACTATTTAATATCTCGATACTTTGTTCTTTTCGTAATGCACTTTTACCTTTGATTAAATGATAACCGCACCATTTGCTGTTCGGAATATCAACGTATCCAATGTTATGACGATTGCGCATAACTCCTAAGAATGAACCGTTAGCTCTAATCAATGAGATGTTTCCCTTAGACTTGAACGTGATGATAGGTTCTTCAATATAAATAAAATAATCAAATAAATTATAATGCTCAATAATTTCTGTTATACCGTCAGCAATAATCTTTGCACGTTCCAAAGGGTCTTTACTTTTACCACCTACAATTGAACCGACTACATACTCATTTGTTAAAGGGTTACGAAACGCATAACCAGTATTAGAAGTGCTAAAGTCAATAGCTAAGGCTTTGCTCATAAATCAGAACTCAATTCAATATAAAGTTCTTTGCTTAGTTCTCCAATATCAAATAAGTGTTTAACATAGCGTTCGTACTCAATCGGAGTCAGTACTTCTTTTTGTGCTAAAACATGTTCTTTATTCATTTCTTTATTCTCCCTTAAAAATTAAAGCTGTATCAAGATTAATCAAACCACATTCAACAGCGTTAAGTAAGAACTCGTTAAAGTCAACTTTTGACAATGTTTCTTGCTTAAATAGTAGCTGTTCTTCTGTCATTTGCTTATCCTCTCTTAACTTCTGTATTTATTATATCAAATGCACTTTTTGGAGTAGCGTTATCCTCTGTTATGTAAACTATGATTGACTTTGTAGGCATTTTATGTTATACTCTTTATAGGAGGTGACTATGGCTAGAGATAAATATCTGATGTACTTAAGACAGCAAGAATACAAGAAGCGTATTAAAATTAAAGTAGATAATACAAGAGCTAGAATGAACAGAGAATACATGAATCAGCCAGCAACAGATAAGGAAACACTAGAACTATGGAACAATCAGCCAGCAATACATTTTGATTTAGGAGGAAATAAATAATTGCCACCTTAGTGGCTTTTGTTTTACGCTTAACCGCAATTTGACTAGAAGTGGCAGAATGTAAGTGCATTGTGTGTCCTGTTTGTAAAGTATGGTATCAGTAAGCACAATTAGCTTATTGTTTGTAAGATTTCTAAAGGAATTCCGAAGTGTTTGATGTACTGGAATTATGAAAGGTTTAAGAAAACAAGAAAAATAAAATGTACGGAAAAATAATTATTAGTGTCCAAAATTAAAGGTTAATATATTCTACTACGTTTTTTTTTTTTTGCACATTAATAGCTAAAACCGAACAATAAATGTAAATAAATATGTACAAGCATAAAAACAATAGTTATTTCCGAACAATATTATTATTCTTGACAAGTCTAAAATAAAAGTATATAATTAATTTATCATCAAGAAAGGAGATAAAAACATGGCTAGACCTAGACAAGAATTTTGTTCTAATTGTAACGGAGAAAACCAAAAATGTAAATATAAAGATACTGGTCGTAAATGTCGTATCGGTAAAGCTAAAGGTAAAGCAAAAGGAAAGGCAATAGGCAAAGCTAAAGGCAAAGCTAAAGGCAAAGCTAAAGGCAAAGCTAAAGGCAAGGCAATTTCAAAAGAAACAATAGAAAAAAGAGACAATTATGATTCACTTCTGNGAGACTTTCAAACAGATTACTTGAATTTTATGTATGATAGAGCATTTAAATACTCAATAAACAAAGAAACAAATAAAGTTGAGTATGAACAAAAGTTTTATACAGTTTATTCTTTTGAAAGATATTTAAACAACATTAATCAAAAATCACTGGCAAGTTGGGCTAGAAGAAAATATGGAGAAAATATGAAAAACTTTAACACAAAAACAGATAATGGCTAGAGATAAATATCTGATGTACTTAAGACAGCAAGAATACAAGAAGCGTATTAAAATTAAAGTAGATAATACAAGAGCTAGAATGAACAGAGAATACATGAATCAGCCAGCAACAGATAAGGAAACACTAGAACTATGGAACAATCAGCCAGCAATACATTTTGATTTAGGAGGAAATAAATAATTGCCACCTTAGTGGCTTTTGTTTTACGCTTAACCGCAATTTGACTAGAAGTGGCAGAATGTAAGTGCATTGTGTGTCCTGTTTGTAAAGTATGGTATCAGTAAGCACAATTAGCTTATTGTTTGTAAGATTTCTAAAGGAATTCCGAAGTGTTTGATGTACTGGAATTATGAAAGGTTTAAGAAAACAAGAAAAATAAAATGTACGGAAAAATAATTATTAGTGTCCAAAATTAAAGGTTAATATATTCTACTACGTTTTTTTTTTTTTGCACATTAATAGCTAAAACCGAACAATAAATGTAAATAAATATGTACAAGCATAAAAACAATAGTTATTTCCGAACAATATTATTATTCTTGACAAGTCTAAAATAAAAGTATATAATTAATTTATCATCAAGAAAGGAGATAAAAACATGGCTAGACCTAGACAAGAATTTTGTTCTAATTGTAACGGAGAAAACCAAAAATGTAAATATAAAGATACTGGTCGTAAATGTCGTATCGGTAAAGCTAAAGGTAAAGCAAAAGGAAAGGCAATAGGCAAAGCTAAAGGCAAAGCTAAAGGCAAAGCTAAAGGCAAAGCTAAAGGCAAGGCAATTTCAAAAGAAACAATAGAAAAAAGAGACAATTATGATTCACTTCTGGGAGACTTTCAAACAGATTACTTGAATTTTATGTATGATAGAGCATTTAAATACTCAATAAACAAAGAAACAAATAAAGTTGAGTATGAACAAAAGTTTTATACAGTTTATTCTTTTGAAAGATATTTAAACAACATTAATCAAAAATCACTGGCAAGTTGGGCTAGAAGAAAATATGGAGAAAATATGAAAAACTTTAACACAAAAACAGATAAAATGACATCTGATGAATATGAAAAATTTATTTATAGAAAAACTTATGGAAAAAAAGATGACGCTATAAGAGAAAAATTAAATAACGAACAACCAAAAACAACGGATGAAATAGAAAAACTTCGTCTTAAACAAGAACAAGTTTCTAAAGATATTATTAGAACTCAATCATTAGAAGAGGCGATCGAAACAGCTGATGAAATCGAACGCAAACTTAAAGAATGTGATTCAAAAAGCATGACAGACGAAGAAGCCTTGAAAGAAATTGCTGACTTAGCTAATGAAATTGATTTATCTTGGTTCAAATAATATCTAAGATTTGATAAATATAAAATAAACGGAGAAAATAGATGAGTTATACAACAAAACACAAACCTTACAAACTGAAAAGCATTAAATGTAGTGGTTGTGGCTGGTCAATATCACACTGCATGGACTTAAAAAAAGAACAACTTAGAATAAAAAGTTTAAAAAAAGAAGTTGTAAAAGAATATATCCATGTAGATAACCCTAAATGTAAGCATTGCATTGAATTAGAAAAAAGGAGAAATAAAAGATGAAAAATAAATGTACTAAGTGTCAGCAAATAAGAAAAGCAAGTGGTGTAAGTTATTTAAAGTGCTCTGAGTGTAAACAAAAAGCTAGTGATAAAAGAAAGAAAAATAAAAAGAATAAAAGCGAAATGGCTAAAACTAATGATGAACTAAGAAAAATATCTAAACGATTAAATCAAGATAGTATAAACAAATTCATAAAAGAACGAAATGGAATTAAGCCTTGACAAATGTAAAATAATTTGATACTATGGTATAAGAAAAGGAGAAATATGAAAAATATAACTATATTACAGATTGCTTTTGATGTTATTTTAATAGCTTTATTTGGATATTCAGGGTTTACTGGTCAAATCATTGATTTGTTTATTGCTTTTTTGTGGTGTCTTTGCTTATGGCTACATGTTTATTTGTTTAATTAAGGAGAAGAAATGAAAGAATTTTTATTTAATTGGTTTGCTGCAGTATTAGTTATTTTAATATTTTGCTTTTTTATTATCGGAGTTCCAACTTTAATAAGTTTTATAGGGTTACCAGACTGGGTAGTTTTTGCTTATTTATTTATTTTTGCTTCTGTTGTTTTGGCGCTTAGTGGAATTAAAGACTAAAAGGAGAATCAAATGATTAAAATTATTAGTAGTGAAGAATACGCAAAATTAACAGGAGATGTTGATTATTGGAAAGCACTAGCATTAAAAGAAGAGAAAAGAAAAAAATTTTATGAAAATCTATATAAAAGCGAAAAAACAAGAGGTATTGAACTAATAAGAGAAAATCAATTATTAGACCAAAAATTAGAAGAACTTGAAAAAGATAAAGTAACTTTCATTAGTTTTGGAGAAGTTAAAAGTTTAAGAAAAGCTAGAGAAATAGCTGAAGAATTTAGAAAAACACTTAATAACGAACACCAATGTAATCATCATTGTTTCAAAGAACATGTTTTACCAGCTATTCAAAGAGATTACGATTTCACTTCTGAAAAATTTAATTTTCTTGATTATTGGTATGAAAAACTATCAAAAGAATATCCTTGGCTTAAAAGTTTATATATAATTAACGGAAAAATTAATTTTAAATAGTATTTAAGGCTTGACTTTTCAAGTATTTTTTGTTATTATATACTAAAGGAGAAATAAATGAATATTATTTTAAAAAGTTTTTTGATAGCTTTAGCGTGTTTTGTTTCATTTTGTATTTTTTTATCAATTGTAATTTCACTTACATTATTACCTAAAGTTTATGCTTTAATAATCCTTGGGATATTACTTTTTGTTATAATTTGGGTATCCGTATATATTTTATTTGAATACTAAAGGAGAAGTAATTGACTAACATATTTAATAAAGTCCAGACAGCCAAGCATTTAAAAGAGCGAGAAGACTTAATAAATTTAAAAGATGATTGGCTTATTGATACATTAATGCCTAGTTCACAAGCTGGCATTTTAGTAGCACCGTTTAAGTCGTTCAAAAGTTCTCTAGCAATGCACATGGCTTTGATGGTATCGCAAGGATTACCTTTTTTCGGTTATGATACTAAACGTAGCAAAACTCTATATATAGATAACGAGGACAGTGATCGTGAGTTAAATAAAAGGCTTAGAAATAAAGATACTGCACCAGAAGACTTACATTTTTTGACAGGTGGCGAGTTTATGCTTGATGATTCGCACCACATGAATTTATTATATGAGTACATCAAAGAAAACGACATAAAATTTGTGATATTTGATAACCTAATGACAATGCTGCGAAATGGAGATATACTTTATAGTAAAGACTTTGAACCAATGCTTAGAAGAATTACACGGCTTAAACTACTTTTCCAAGATGTTACCTTTTTACTGGTAGCTCATGCAAACAAATCAGCTTATGCAAGCTCAATGGACGATAAAGCCTATATGGTAAAGCCTAGTGACGCCTTAGGTGGTTCTACTCTTACAGCTTGGGCAGAGTTTATGTTGATGTTAAGCCCTAAACGCGGTAGACATAACGACTTTTCTAAACTATCAGTTAAAGCGCGTGGATATCAGTTTGATGATGACTTGAACTTTTCTTACGTTGATTCAGTATTTACTTGCGTTAATAAATCAAAAAAAGAACTAGATAGCGAACTAATTGAAAAAGTCAAACAGGAAACTCCATTAGAAATAACGAAAGAATCGGCACAGGCTTTCTTAGACTTAGCTAAAGAGCAAGGAAAGGTAATAGAAAATGATTAATTACGAAAACAAGGCAATTAATTTACACGCTGAAGTGTATGGCTGGCTATATCGTGCATTAGATGAAATGGTGAAAGCTGAATGGCATAATGACGAGCTTTCCAAAGTATGGCTTAATCGTGCTGAATTTCTAGTCAGACAGTCTAAAAAATTGCATACAGCTTGCGAAAATGATTATTCCAAACGTGCATTGATTAGGGCTTTGCAATTAAAAGCAGAAATAAATGAAAAAATATCATCTAATGCTTGATAATAAAAAATAATTTTGGTATAATAGTATATATAAAAATAAAGGAGAACTAATGATAACATCTTTTGAACAACTAGCTGAAAGGCGATTGATAACTTTAAATTATCACAAAAAAAATAGTCAACAGTATATCAATAGCTTAAATTACTTTGAATATGCTCGAATGTACTTCGAGAAAAATGGCTTTCCAGAAGATAACAGACGAGTTTATCAAAGCGGCAAACGAAAAGGCCAAAAAGTTGGCTGGTCTGATAAAGAGGAAAAACAGCAGAAAGAAGACATCAGGAATTTCATATATGAAAAGCAACTTCAAAAGTTTAAGAGCCGAAGAAAAAGCAAGTAAACATTATGCTAGAGGTGTCAGAAAGCTATCTAAAGAGCTTGAAGAAATGAACGAAACAAAGTATAGGGCTGGGCCCAACGAGCGCTTATATGGCTTAATAAATGACTTGTGGGACTACTGGGAAGACGGATATATTTTACCAATGCTCAAATATAATATAGAAATTACAAGACAAGGGAACGTATTTATCGTAGAAAGAGGAGAAAATGGAAACAATTAATATTAAATTTGATGAAAAACAGCTTGAGGAAGTTGTGAAAAAAATTACTGAAGAACTGAAAAAAGAAAAAGCTAACTTTTATGAGCTTTCAGATACAAAGCATGAAGAACTAAAAAAATGGTCATTAATGTATTTAGAATTTAATGAAGTAGATGATACAAGTAATAAAGGTAAACTTTACTTCGGACATTTGTTTAATACTTTATCAAAAGAATGTGCATCAGATTTTGACTTCTCTGAATATGGTCGTGAGCAAGTAGAAAAACTTAAAAGCCAAGGCTGGAAAGAAGAGGTTGTCTTAAATGAGCGTATTTGAAACCTTAAGTGTCATCAATGTCAATGACAAAAAGAGTAAAAAAAACAATCTTGATTATTTGAGTTGGGCATTTGCTTGGGCAGAAGTAAAAAAAGTATATCCTGAAGCTAACAGTAAAGTTTATGAAAATGAACAAGGGTTAAACTATCACACAGATGGTCATACAGCATGGGTTAAAGTTGGTATGACTATTGAGGGCTTAGAACATATTGAGTATCTACCTTGTATGGACTATCGTAACCAATCTATCCCACTTGAAAAACTGACTTCTATGGACGTAAATAAAGCTATTCAGCGCGGACTAGTTAAGGCAATCGCTCGTCATGGTTTAGGGCTATACATCTACGCAAATGAAGACCTCCCTGACTTGACAGAAGAACAGAAAGAACTTGAAGCTGAAAAGCAACGACTTAGAGAGATTCAGCCACTTATCAAACGAGCTGAACAACTAGGATACCAAAATATTGACAGCTTGAAAAATAAGACTAAAAAAGAAATTACCGACATCATGACGATTTGGTTAGCACAGCAAGAAGCAGAAAAAGGGGAATAATTAAATGGCAATCATCACAGTTACAGCACAAGCGAACGAAAAGAACACACGTACAGTAAGCACAGCAAAAGGCGACAAGAAAATCATTTCAGTACCATTATTTGAAAAAGAAAAGGGATCTAGCGTAAAAGTTGCGTATGGTTCGGCTTTCTTACCTGACTTCATTCAATTAGGCGACACTGTAACGATCAGCGGTCGTGTACAAGCTAAGGAATCAGGCGAATATGTAAATTATAACTTTGTTTTCCCCACAGTTGAAAAAGTATTTATCCCTGATGATAATAGCAAGCAATCACAAGCTAAGCAAGACTTATTTGGTGGTTCTGAACCGATTGAAGTTGATTCGGAAGATTTACCTTTCTAATGGAAAGTTGGTTTCATGTACACAGCAGAAGAAAAAGAGCAAATTATCGACATCGTGGATAAGATGAGCTTACTTAAACAAGACTTTGACGGAGCTTTCACTTGGATCAAGGAAAATGTATCAATGCCATTTGACTTTGACGGAGAACAGCAATTTATATCAGACTTGAAACAGTTAGTTAAAATCAACGCTTTAAAGTTTGGTAAAATATATGAAGGAGTATTAAATTGACAACGTTAAGAGAACTGCACAAAAAACTTAAAATTAAACAAACGCTTGATAACTACGTACGCAATACAAATAAAAAATATAAATATAACTTTGTTCCTGATGAAATTCTTGGCGAGGGAATGGCTAAACTAATCGAGCTTAACACTCAAGGCAAACTTGGACGACATGCGCAGCAGATTGCTTATATCAACCATAATTTGAGCTTACAACGACAAAAGGAACAACTGGAACAAGCTAACGAACGACTTGCTAAACGTGCTGAGAAAGCTCAAAAATTGCTTGACACTGAACTTCTGAAAGATAGCTACATCGAAACGCTTGAAATGTTTAGTAAATACCATTCAGCAAAATATAATATGTGGGACGAACCAGAAACTCCAACTAAAGTGATTGAGTTCATGGAAAAAAACGGTGTGAAGCAAGGTAAATGGTTACGTCCTGAAGGAGTTGACGCTTGGTTCAAAGAACGAATCATCTGGTTCAAGAATAAATTGAAAGAGGCTTAAATGGTTGAAAAGTTTATATTGCACCCTATTGAAAAAGAACCAAGAATTGAAAAAGAACTAAGAGAAAAAATGGAATCATTTGACGGAAGTATAGAAAGTTATATAATTGCTGGTAAATGGCTTCAAAAAAATGGATACAGAGTGCTAAGTGAATTTTATTGGCTTCCCCATATTTATAAAAAGTAAACAACAATATCATATAAAACTTTTTGCTTTACAGCTTAGAGTTTTTTTTGTTATAATGAACTTAACAAATGAAAGAGAGATAAATAAATGAGATACAAAAAAATAGATAATTTAATAGTCCTTGAAAACGGAAAAATTTATATAGAAACGAAAAACAAATGTAAATTAACTGGGTTAACAAAAACAAAAACTGGTTATTTAAGGGTATCCGTAAAAGGTAAAGATATGTATGTTCATAGACTTGTTATGTTAGCTTTTTACGGTAAAAGTGATTTAACCGTTGACCATATAGACGGAAATAAAGAAAACAACAACTTGAATAATTTAGAGTATGTAACACAAGCAGAAAATGTAAAAAGATTTCATGATAAAAAAGTATTATGGAATAATAGAGAGTTTAGAAGCTTCAGCGATTTAGCTAAATACGTCGGAGTTGCACATCAATCAGTTTCAGAAAATTATAGTAAAGGTTATAAACTAAAAGGGCATATAATAGAGGTTGTAAAGTGAATTTAATACAATGCGTAACCTGCGGGGCTTCAAATTTCACTAATGGTAAATGTGATTATTGTAGAAACCAGTACGAAGTAGATGAAGATAAAATATTTTACGGTAATTCAACAGAAGATGATTCATCATTAGATGAGAATATAACTTTTCAAGAAACTCATGCTGGTAAATTAATACTTAAAATCATGATTTATACTTTAGTATCTATTATTTGGTTTGCTGTAACTGTATTTATTCCACCGCTGTTTATAATAACAATTATTTTATTAGTTGTTTATGGCACTTATTGCTTGATAAATAAAAAGAAATAGCTTATAATAGCATATATGAGTAAAGGAAAAATACAAATGGATATTGTAAACAAAACAGTTGAAAAACTCCAAGAAGAACTAGAGAGTTGTATTCAAACATTGATTAAAGCAAGCGTAGCAGCAAATATCACTCAAGATATTGTTGTAGGAAACATTGTAGACAGAAAGCTTGCGGACCTAGCTAAAACCAATAAACTTGCAGTTGATTATATCGAAAAAGTGACTGGAAAGGATATTGATGTTGTAATGGCCGAGAATGTAGCACTTGAAGAGGAGGAATAATGACAAGAAAATACTTTAACGACGAAAGGTATTGCTACTGCTTCGATATACCAACGAGTAATGACTTAGGAGTTTGCAAAGGTTGTAGAGGATACATGAACGTCTGTTATAGTTGCGATCGCTGTTTACACTGCTGGTATACATCACAGATTGAACTGTTTACTGAATATAATGAACCTAAGTTGCTGGAACTTATAGAAAAATGGAATAAATTTTACCAAATTAGAAAGACGAGGAATTTTAATGCTTAATTTAGACGAGAAGAAAATCAGAAAAGGCAAACCAATCGGACTACCGTATCAAGGGAGTAAGAAAAAGATAAGCAAGAAAATAGTTGAAATTATTAAACAGAACTTTGGCACAGACAAGCCGATATACGACATCTTCGGAGGTGGCGGAGCAATTACAGCTGAATGTATTTTAAATGGCTTAGACGTCCATTATAATGACTTAGACAAGGATATAACCAACGCATTTGAACGAGTTGTCTCTCAAGACCGTGAATGGATTAAAACGCTAATTATTTCACGTGAGGAGTTCTTCGAGGTTAAAGCGAAAGAGAACAAGACAACAGATGACTTTTTGAAGTTGCTGATTAACTCTTTCGGTAATAATAAGAGATCATACTTATATTCTAAAGAAATTTCAGACTTAAAATATAATCTAGCTAAAGAAATTATTGAAAAGCATGACGTTTTTAGCGGTTATAAACAAACAGAAACATATAAGAAAGTTACTTCTGGACTGGACTGGAATTGGTTTAACGCTAAGCCAGAAAAGCATAAACAAATTCAACAATTTGAACGACTTCAACAACTTGAACGACTCCAGCAATTAAATAAAATAAAAGCAACAAATAAAAGTTATCATGATTTTAGCGAAGTTTCTGGAGCTATATTATATCTTGACCCACCTTATGAAGGAACTTCCCAAGATAGTTATATCAATTCGTTCAATAGTCAAGAGTTTTATGACTGGGCATTTGAAATGGCTAAAGCTAACATTGTAATAATTTCAAGTTATTCGATTTCAGATGAACGCTTTGAAGCTGTATGTTCCTTTGACAAAGCACGTAGCACTTTCCAGAACGGAACAAGTAACAACAGAAAAATTGAAAAGTTATTTATGGTTAAAGACAGTTAATGTTTGACAAAGTAAAAGTAATTTGATAGAATAGTGTTATAGAAAGAGGTGCAGAGATGACAATTACTGAGCAGCAATTCTATGACATGCTCAATGTTGATGAACATATGAATTTCACAAATCGAATTCAAGAACTTGTTTTTGATAAAAAAGGGCGTGAAGAATTTTACTCTAAAATCTTAAATATCCACCATGACATGGGAGTTGATTTCTTTAGAGACTATTTTATGGCTCATTCAGCTGTTTCAGCAAAAGGGCAGCATTATACACCAGATGAACTTGGTAAGCTCACAGCGTTGCTTGTAGGTGGTTCTGGAGGTGCTGATTTAACTGGAGCAGGAACAGGAACTTTAATCATTCAAAAGTGGCAAAATGACCGAATGAATACAGACTTTTTTAACTATTTACCAAGTAACTACTGGTACCAGGCATTAGAATTATCAGATGAAGCTATTTCATTCTTGATTCATGCCTTTGCAATTCGAGGAATGAACGGTGTAATTATTCATGGGGACTCATTAGAAATGGCTGTAAAACAAGTTTATTTCATTCAAAATAGCGACAACAACCCGATTGGTTTCTCAGAGATAAATGTTATCCCTCACAGCAAAGATGCAATGGAATTTTTAGGTATTAATGAATGGACGGAACAGGCAATTGAACATATTGAAAGTAAATTTCCTGACTGGATTCCACTAATAGAAGAAAATTAAGGAGAACAAAATGAAATTAGATTTAGAAACAGCAAAAACTTTGACAATAATTATAGGTGTCATCTTTACAGTTATAGTTATTGCTTGGCTGGCTATGCTTGCAATTTTGAGTATTACATGGCTTGGAGGAATCATCTAATGAATTTTAAAAAGAATCGGCACTATGCCAATGAATACGGCATGGAACTTAACGAATACTTTAAACATAATTTTAACTATGAAGAGCTTGCAGGCTGGAATACAATGCAGGTATTAAAGTATCTAGTAAGAGCTGGTAAGAAAGAGGGCGAAAGCTACGACAAGGATAGGAATAAGGCTTTAGACTATGCCAAAGAACTTGCTAACTTAAGTAACGAGAATAAGCTCACACACTACACTACTGAAGATATTATGGGCTTTGCACAAGATATAGCTGATGATTTTAAACAATGGAAAGGCGAATAAAATGACAGAAAAAATTATTATCTCTAAAGAGTTGAACGAATGGCTAGAAAAACATCAAACGTTAGATACTGATGACACAATATATAGTAAACGTTTTGGCAGAGAAGTTTTCGATAAATTGTATGAAGAAGTAGAGGTTAGCGATACAGAGAAGTATGAAAATATTTTAGAAGTATTTGGCTTAAGTGGGTATACTAAAGAAGCTCACTTATGGTTATTATTGAATCGTGATAAATGGGAAGTAGAAGAAGAAGAATTATTTTATATCTGTATTCCAGAACCTGATAACGTTAATGCTTGGCTACCTAAAGACGGAGGTATGGATTTCTATTCTCGGCCACCTATCAATGAACGTTATAAATGGACACAAGAAGAAATTGATAAACATGAAGTAGCTAAGTATTTACAACATTTTAAAAAGAAAGTAGAAGAATAAAGTTAAAAATAAGAGTTAATGTTTGACAGCATTAGCTTTTTTTGTTATAATTAGTCTTATAGAAAGGTGGTTAAATAATGGCAATGCGAAAGGATAGGGAAATAGTAGCTTATAACCCTATTACAGAAGAAGAGTTACACTTTAGTTGTAAAGCTCAATGTGCTAAGTATTTCGGACTTAAAGCTAATACAGTTGTCAAGTGGTTTGATATTGGTAGACCTATAATTGAACTGCTAAGAGAGCAAGATAATAAGCAGGCAGCAATTGAAAAGCAAGACAAGTTAAAAGGCTTTGAGTTATTTACAATAAATGAATGGAGTGTTTTTGATAATTAATTACGAAGACATGAAAATAGAAAGTTTTGGTGAAAAAACAAATGAAATTATTTAACAGAAAACCTAAGGACAAAATTAAAGTAGCAACAGCATTTACATTAAAAGGATTAACAAAACAAGTAATTCAATTAGAACAAAAAGGGTTTATTAAACAAGGAGAAATCCAAAGTGATATATTTAAAGGAACTACTATGACTTATGAGCAAGTAATGATTAAGAAAGCTGGTGAATAATATGTGTAAGAAACGCAAATACACAAAAATGGGCGCTTTATATTCAATAGTAAGTGCCCAACATGCTAAAAAGAGCAAGAAAAACAAAAATGATAAAATACCAGTTAGAGCTTATTACTGCAAATGGTGCGCTTGTTATCATTTATCAAGTCAGCAAAGGCTAAACATCAAGACAGGAGTAATTGGATAATGGAAGATGAATTTACATACTACAAAGTTTATTGGTTTTTTAAAAATTCAAAATTAATAAAATGCCGTAAGTTTTATGATAAAAAAGAGGCTTTGAAATGGTATGAATCATTCCCACAGGAAGAAAGATATGAAGTTACTAAGCATACTGAAAGCATTGAGGTCATAGCATAATGACAAACGAAGAATTATATGAAAGAATCACTAGCACATTAAAAGAGCAAGGTATCGGAATAAATCAATTCGAATCAAAAGTTAAAGCTGAAACAGGTAAATATCCTAACTTAAAAATGACTAAATCACGTTTGAGTTTACCGAATACTGTAGCATTCCCTTATCTTACTATGTTTTTTAATGATGATGAAATGCACGAACTTACCCTTAAAAAGATTGATAGCGTAGGAGATAACGGAGAAGCGTTTGACTTACTAGATGAGATATTGTCTAGTTTAAAGCCAAGTAAAGAGTATCTATATAAGCAACGATTGAAGCGCAGAATGCAAAGGGAGGCAATGAGATAATCTTACACAAGTACACAAGTGAAATTAATAGTTCAAAATATCCACGGTCAACAGCTCGAAAGATTGCTAACGACTTGAACAAAAAAGACCCTTTTAATAATTATCTAGTCAGCTTTGAACTTGGTTCTAAACGGTATATTATTGAAAAATTTGAAATTAGAGGAATGAATAGATGAAACGTTTTTACATAGAAGAAAATGATGAAGGCAAAGAGATTAAGCGAAAACTTACAACTTTTGCTAATGACGACTTAACACAGCTTTCAGATGATGAACTAGAAACATTATATTATGAATCATCGGCTCAATTTTTAGCTAAAGCAATGCACTTTATGAAGATTGAGAATGAACTGTTTTCAAGAAAGAATGTAATTGTAAGTGATGAAATTCTAATAAATACTGGCAATAATATTATTGAAGCCATTAATCAGGTAAGCAATTGAAACATAGAAAAGAATATAGCATGAAATATGAGATTTGGTATAGCGCAATAGACGGAGATTATTATAAAACAAGCAACACGCTAGAAGAAGCAAATAATGATTTTGCGTTTGTATTAACAATGTATAGGCTTGTTCCTTTATTTGAAATGCGTTTAATTGAAATTGATTCACAGGGCGAATATAAAGTTATTAAGTCATTTAAAAATATGAAAGCAAATAATAAAGACATAGCTATGGCGAAAGCATATTATAATTCACGTACACATAAAGGAGAATAAATGAATAAAACTAGATATAAAACAAATTATATTGTTCATGATAATGGCGAAGTATTTAAAATAACTAAAAATGGTCTAAAGAAAAAGAAATTTAGTTCAACTTGTGGTTATTTGCAAACATCTATAAACGGAAGAAGAGAGCTCGTCCATAGAATTGTCATGTCAGCTTTTAAAGGAGAAAGTGAACTAACCGTCGACCACTTAAATGGAATCAAAACAGATAATAGGTTAGAAAATCTTGAATATGTAACTTTATCAGAAAATGTAAAAAGACAGCATAGAGACGGAAGAAACACAGGAATTCATGCAATGCATGAAAATCAGAAAAAGAAAGTTTTGTGGAATGGAACGATTTATGACAGTGCAACCGAATTATCGTATTATCTAGGTTTAAAAAGGAATGCATGCTGTGAATCAATAAGGGTAGGCCGAAAATTAAAAGGTCACTATGCAAAATATATCTAAAAGAGGTGGAAATAATTTTTATATTAACAGATGATACAATAAGAAGTATAGCGTTGATTCAATTCGCTCATAAAAAGGCAGATAAAGGCTTTAATGATGTTGTGGCACAATTATATCAACAAGAGTTTAAAACGCAAGAGAAAGCAAAATATGAGCATATAAAGCAAGCTAAGGAGAAAGCACTTGAAGAACAACGAATTAGTGAAGAAAATCAACGAAGAGTTGAAGCTGAAAAACAAGCCGAATCTGACAGAATCTCAAGAGAACATGATAAGGCAACTTAACAACCTAACACCGAAAGGGCGCAAGAAGTTAGCGGCGAAAATGAAAATGAGGGAGGTGTACCAAATACAGCAACTAGTGGTACTATTGGAAGCGATTGGTCTAGCGTAAGTCCAGAAATAGCTGCGAATTATATGTCAAGTAAGACAGGAGTAAGTGCTAGTAAATGGCTTGACGTTATTTATAAGGAATCAAGTGGAAACCCTTATGTTGAAAATGAATTATCATGCTGGGGACTATTACAGATAATGCAAAGCGTACATGGGCAGGTATCTAATTTAAGCCCACAAGAATATCTAGACAAAGCAGTAAGTATATACCAAGGTTCAGGCGGTACAGCATGGGCGACTTGGTAAAAAATAAATTAATTAAAAATAGAAAGTAGGTATATCCTCTTTAAAATATGCTCAATTACAAAAGAAAACCACCAATTAAGGTGGTCTTTTTTATATTATTTTTCAGCACGTGGAATATCTTTTTGTTTCAAACCGTTAGCTTGTAAGAAACGTACGTCCCAAGGAGCTGAACTTGACCATTTATAGTGAATCATTTCTTTTCCCATTGTTTCTCTATAAATTTTCTTGATGATTGTAATTTGGTCGTTATGGCTCAAAGCAATTGATTTAAATCCATTAAAGTAGTAGTAAGTTCCGTTTCCATTTTCGTATGTAAATTGCATTAAATCTAAGTCTCCAATTTCTAAAGGTGTTGTATTATTTTGACCTGTAAGGCGCTTGTTTAGTTCTGCGATAAAGTACGAGCGACAACTCTCTACCGTGCCGCCGTGAGCTTCTACGGAACGTCTAGGGCAACTTGTACTTGAAAGTTCTTGGTGTAGCTTAACAGTATCACGATTAGGAGTTAAGCCCCATTGTTTCATGTACTTAGCTACATCATCTAGTACCGCTTGTTCATTCCTCAAGAACTGATTTAAATCGCCCTCTGATTGGCATACTTCCCAGCTCGCATAGTTTGCGTTACCATATGAGTTAGCGCAATGCCATGCCATATTAGAGAAGTCAGAAGCCTGCAATCGTCCGTCAGAAGCAATATAAACATGAGCAAAGCCATTTTCCGGGTTGTGTGTAGGTAACCAGTTGTTGTAGAAGCCAGCGTTAGCACCGTTTGAGCCTGCGTCATTGTGAATTACAACCCCAGTAGGATTATGCCCACGTACGCCAGCATTAGTTATATTCATTCTTTTTTATCCTCCGTTTGTTCTTCTTCAACTTCTGGAATATTTACTCCCTCTTTTTTAAGAACTTTAACTAAACCAGCGAACATAGGGCTAATACTTGCAATCAAATAAATAAATTGACCAACAAAATATAACAAACCTACGTTAAGCACGATTTTAGCAATATCAGAAGTTGAGGGTGTTTGTGTAAAGTAAAAGACTGCATACAAAACCCACAAAGAGACTATTACCGTTAAATCAATTATAAGTCTACGTTTGAAAGGTGGATCCATTCTTTCTCTATCTTTTACCCATGTAGCAAACAAAATTGCTAAAATTAAGATAGTTATTAATATCATTTTTGTAATCATAAAGGGTCACTCTTTCTAATTTCTATAAAGTTTTACAATCATCATTGGGGCTTTTGCTCCACCACCGCCACCACGAACATCACGTTTATCAAAGGTGTATTGTTGCCCTTTTTTGAGCCCGGAGTAGATTGCCTTTGCAGGCATTGCGACAGCTTTGGATTCATGTCCGTTAGTATATCCTGTGGCTTCATATATCTGTGTTAATCCATAGGGTGTAGTAATTCCGATTTCCCATTCTCCACCAGCAAAACCCCAGCCATGATAAAAAAGTTCAACTTCTGCAGTACAGTCCCAAGGTGCAGTAAATGTTACTGTATTTCCACCACCTTTATTTGCAAAAAAGGCGACATAAGAATCGGCAAAACCTTTCATTTCCAAGCTATTTGTGATAACTTTATCTAAATACGTTATATTATCAGGTATTTTGTGGCTTATTACTCCTGTTCCGTTAGTCGTTCTAATATCTATAACTACTTTTAGCACACCTGAATTATTATTTAAATCAACCTTGTTACTTTCGTCTGTGCTTTCTGCTGAAAGACTTACAGGGTGTGTTGTTTGTGTTAAATCAATATTTGCATGAATATAGTTGACAGAATTAGGTTTTAAAGCTACCGTTTCATTTGATAGTTCAAAATATCTACCGCCAGCAATAATTGAAGTGTTAGTATATTGCACGTTAAGGGCTGTATTTAATGGACTTGACCAATCTTTTCGTCTAATTGTTCCATAGTCCATTCCAGTCAACATCATGTATAATTTTCCGTCATTGTTTGAACCTACTGGAAACTCTGTACCATTTGGACTGAAAAATGTAAAGTTTTTAATTGTCATTTTTAACCTTTCTTGAAATTATTTTCGCTTTATCTAAAACTGGGTTATCAGTAATTGATAGCTCTAATAATCTAAATTTTCTACCGCCATAAGGATAACCACCAATTGATACAAATTTACCAACATCGTATAAGAGCGTAGTTTCGATTCTAAGCGTGTTTTCGCTATTGTAGTATACTTTACCTGACAAAGTTTCTAAGTGGTCTTTACGTAGCTCTCTGTAACCTTTGAAGCTATCTATTCTATATTTATCGCCATAAGTAGCCACATACTCATATAACATTTGGTTTGTCTCCACTTTCTACAAAAATAAGTCTATCATTGAAGTCTGTTTTAACTCTGTCTGCTATATATCCTGAATACAGTTTACCATCATACCATATATCAACCAAGTCATTAACATACAAAGGCAATAGCTCATTTTGATTAAAGATTAATCTTGTGACTATCGTAGAGGGAGAAATTTCAGCCTTAATAGTAGACATATCAGGAGGGTTTCCGTGGTCATCTCTATCATAAAACAATGTTTTAGCCACCCTTACTTCTGGCAGGTCTGTACCGTCTCCGTGATAAGTGCTATAATCTATGATATCGCCGTTGTTTTTGGCTGTATACATTTTAGGAGGGTCTACGTAGTCATCTGCATTTGAACTTTTAACGAACACAACAGCAAAATTATAAGCTGAACGTTCTACTATTGTTTCCGTGTCCATTGACACATTTTGCTTGATATCTATCCTTGTCGTGATTCTGTTTCTGTTCCAGTTTCTAGAAGCGAAGTTAATGAATAACAAGTTTCTAGGGTCTGTTTCAGATGAAGCATGTTGAATGGTTGTAGTTGGTTGAAATTGAACCTTGGAAAATATCCTTTTTGCTACGTCATGAGCTGATGAAGTTTCCGCTTTACGGTTAATTGTAGCCTTTCCAGCAAAGATAGTTGAATTAAAGAAATAACCATAACTCATTAAATTATTTTTATTAGGGTCAATTAGATAGTCAATGATAGCGGAGTTTGTCGTTTTAGTTATTGAATTCGGAACATCAAGACTTTCAATCATTGCCCAAAAATAGTTCTTTAACGTAGCTTTATTATTTTCATCTACGCTTGTCACAAGATAAACCATATCTAAGTTTAAGTTTCTTTTTTTACCTAGCGTCACCTCAATTGGAACAACTTCAGGAAAAAGAATTTGAACAATATCCCCAACTTCTACCGAAACGGTCAACGTAGCTGATGAAGTATAAAGATAACCCGTTTCCCATAACTCATAGTTAATAACTTGACATCTTGCCTTTGGTATTGGTAGCCCTCTTTTGTCTTTTTTACCGTTAGGAAGAGTAAAATCAGATATATTATAATAATTAGGGTTAAAGTTATCATAAACATTAGCTTCTAACATTAAACGAAGTCCGCCTTTCTTTTGATTTTAAACTCTGCCTTACTTAAGTTGATTAGCTCCATTTGGCCTTTTTCAATTATACGAGTTCTGTATCTCTCAAAGTCCATTACATGGAATAGATTCAATGGAGTTGTACCGTTCCAGCCTTGATAAGTTTCATCATTTACATCTGTATTTATTAAAATATAGTCTTGTAATTCTTCCATCTTGAATAAAATTGCAGTATATTCATTTCCAATATCGTCTAAAAATCTAACTCCAGTAGGTGTTTTAGGAAGTTTCGGATATAATATCCCCATAAAACTAAATATTTCATCTTTTATATCCCAACGGCTAAGGCGGTCTATGTTTGTTTCTCCATAATAAGTGTAAGAAGTTCCTTTGACATACTTATAGTCTCCTGGTGCTGTTCCACCGTAAATTTTAGACTTTCCAGAAACAACTTTACCATTTTGAATCATATCAAAAGTTAGATTTTCGTAAGTGTACCACTTTGTGATTATATCAAAAGTTATCTTTTCGCTAAAAGTTCCGTTTTTGCCATAACCCTCTGTCTTTGTGACATCTGCTAAAGTTAAATCAGCATAAACCTGAAAAATTTCTGTTTGGTATTCAAGTGTAACGAATTTTTGGTTAAGAATATCATTTACGAAGTCTTTCATTAATTGATAATTCTCTTCTAAACTTTCGCCAAATGTTTCTAATTTAAACTCTATTTGTTGCTGTGTAATTGAGCGTGTTCCCATTACTCCAATACCATTACTTTGCCAAATATTGTTAGTTGATTGTAACCCTAAATTAGAGGGCTGGTAAAATCTAACTTTTCCATTTGTAACGTCCCAAACTTTGTCATCTGTTCCGTCTAAGTTGGTATGTATTTTATACTGTCTTACCATTAAGCCCTCCCTAGGTCAAATTCTCGTCTGATTGCGCGTGCTAAGTTAGAAACATCTTGACCAGTACCACCTTGTACATTAAACGTATTATATGTTCTATTGTCACTTGATACGCTGTTCGTGCTTAAACCGTAACCGCTAGAAGATAAATTAACTTCTGGTAAACTTACTACCATAGAGCCTTTGAACAGTCCGCCTAGTTTCCCAGCAATACCATTAATAGCTCCTGATATTTTGTCAATAGTACCTGTGACACCGCCCAGAACGTTATCTATCGTGTCTTTGATTCCTCCGAACAGTCCGCTAAAGAAGCTACCAAGTCCGTCAAATACTCTTGTTATTGCGTTGTAAGCATTAGAAGCGAACCCACCAAAAGCGCTAAATACTCCACTAACGACATTACGAACAGAATTAAATATTCCACCAAAGAAGCCTGAAATTGCACTCCATATTGAACTAACTACTCCCCAAGCACTAGAAGCAAAGCTCCCAATTGCACTGAAAGCACTAGACACAACTCCTTTTACAGCGTTGAATATACCACCAAACCAAGCGCTCAAACCTTGCCATGCGTTGACTACTAATTGATAAGCACCGCGAATTACAGCCAATATAGTTTGAAAAGCCAAGTTAATGATAGACCCTATTAAATTGAATATAGATTGATAAAAACTAATTAATGGCTGAAAAGTTGTAACGAACCAATTATAAGCCCCTGTTACTGCACTAGATATTGTAGTGAAAGCGGTAGTTACAATTGTGACTATCCCATTCCATAAGCCACTAAAAAACTCTGTTATTCCGTTCCATATAGTTTTTGTACTCTCGACTATAGAAGTCCATAACTCACTAAACCAAGTACCAAAACCAGCAAAGAACTGTTTGATAGCTTCAATTGACTGCGATAAGAAGTCCACAAAACTCTGCCATACTTCTTTACCTGTTTCGGTTTGAGTGAAGAAGTAAATTAGACCGGCAACAATGGCAGCTATTGCTATACCTAGAGCCACAAATGGATTGATAGCCATTATAGCATTAAATGCTGTTTGGATAGCAGTACCAACTTTAACAATATTATTGTACAGTTCAATGCCTTTAACAATTCCATTAATAACTTTCAAAGCAACAAAAGCACCTGCTAAAGCGACTAAAGCTACTTTTATACCATCCATTGCACTTTTACTTTCACTAATATTTTTAATGAAATCAGCGATACTTTTTGTGATATTAGCAAACTTATCAGCAAGTGAAGAAATAGTTCCAGCTACATTTTCGACCGATGTTGAGCTTTTTGAAGTAGAATCATCAACTCCAGCAAAAGACTTTATAACGTTGCCGATAATATCGATTATTGAACCGAATGTACTTTTTAAATTATCCCAAATTTTAGAGAAAGAACTTAAAGCACCATTTTGCTGTAACTGTTTAAATAAGTCTTGAAAATACTTAACTACATTTGTTACAGCTTTACCAGCACTTTCTCCCCAAGCACTCATTTGGTCAATTAAGGTTGTAATTACAGGAGTTAAAGCGTCAAGTGTAGGAAGTAAGGCAAGTGATAATGTTTCATTGAAACTATCCCAAGCGTCACCAATAGTAGTTACTCCTCCACCACCTGCTTTACCAAGTTTCTGCATAGCCTTATCCAGCATTTCAACCGATATAGCACCCTTTTCACTAGCGCCAGCAAACGAACCATACTGTTTTAACGCTGGGTTCATTTCCATAACAGTCGATTTAAGCGCTGAACCAAGAGCTGTGTTATTATCTGTTAGCTGATTGATGTTTTCAGCTGTGACTTTACCACTTGCTGACATCTGACCGTAAGCCTGAACTACACCTTTTAATTGTTCGCCAGTACCACCAAATGCTTGGTTAGCTTTTACTAATGCTTCCGTTTTACCAACCGCTGTTTTAGCACTATCTCCTAAGCCAATGAACGTTGTCGAAAGTTTTAAAGTATCCTCTGTGTTTGCGTTTGTATCTTTAGCAAGTGTTTGCATAGATTTGCTTACATAGTTAAAATCTTGCCCATTGCCCTTGAACTTCATTGTATTTTGCAATGAAATCATGGCTTTTTGAGTATCCATTGCGTCGGATATCCAGCCTTTTAAGCCATTACCAACAGCACTAACAGCACTTGAACCGATTTGTCTGAATACACCAACAGCAATTTCTCTAAGACCGCTAAAGCGTGACTTCATGCCATCAATTCCGCTATTAACGCCTTTAGTATCCATTTTAGCGTCAATGTTCCAAGAGCCTGAACTAATAGCACCCTCGACTTGCCTAATTTCGCCCTCTAGCCTGTTAGCTTGTGTTTCTGCTGTGCCTAAGTCTCTAGTAAGTTGTAACCATTTCTTTTGGCCTTCTGGCGAGCTTTTGTCAACTGTAGAAAGTTCTTCTTTTAATTTTGTTGCTTTGTCACGTGATAAGCCCAACTGCGTTTGTAAATTCTTTTGCAATTGTGCCATTTTACTGGTATTTGTTGGGTCAAGTTTTAGAGCGTCTCTTAAGTTTTTAGCTTCGCCCCTAAGTCCTGACATAGCGGTATTAACGCCTTTAAGTGAGTTCTCAAACTTTGTTACATTACCATATATCTCGACCTCAAACGTTGCATTACTTGCCATTACATACCCTTTCTTTTACGCCTTTTCTCTTTTTCTTTTTCCTCTTTTTTCTTTTCAGCAATAAGTTCAATCACTTTATAAACAAGTTCTAATTCCATTTCCATGAACTGGGTTATATCAATGTCATTATTGCCCAAAACAGTCAAAAGTTCTAAGGTCTTATTTTCCTTTACAGTATCTTTCTTTTTCTTAATCAACGAACTAGAAGAAAAGAAGACTATATCGTCTTCCGTTTCCTCTCTTTCTTGAATAAAAACAGTTTTACAGAAGATATTAATTAACTCGTTAGTTGTAGGAAGCTCTGTTTTGTCGTCTAATGCGTTTTGCAGCCCTCCATTACAATCTACCCAAAGTATTAACAACTTATCTGTAAAGCTCTCCATTTGCTCTGTAAAGTCATCAGGAATATAACCAGCGACAAAAGAATTTTGTAGGTCTGCAAAGTCTTTTAAATCTGTAATAAAGTCCGAACCAGTTAGCTCTAAATATTTAATTGCATGTTTTAAAATCATTTACAGTCCTTTCAGCTCATTAAATTTCTTTCTGCCACAATTCGACAAGTTCTTTAAGTCCTTTGCCGTCAGTATCAAATTCAAAACTAGTGCGAAAGTCAGAAAAATCGCTTTTAGCTTTTACAATATTATCTTGAAAAAGAGCTAAATATAGACCATATTGAACGAATTCCATTACATCAGTAATTTCTCCATCTTCTTTTTTTAGTTCTGTGTCCATTGCTTTTTGTTGTTGAAAAAGGTCTTTCCCTGTAATCATTTTAAATTTACGCGCTGTACTCAATTGTTTTGCCATTTTATTTTATATTCCTTTACTTGTTTTTAAACTCCACCAGCTCCGCCAGTAGATAATACGGTATCAGGTTCCATGATGAATAAACCAGCTTCCATTTTAGTAGCGAAGTCTTTTGCTTGTTCTCCCCAAATTTCATATTCAATAGAAGGTACTTTTTTAGTTCCATTCAAATAAATATCTGAATCAGTTGCTTGAACTGCTAAAGTCCATTGAATAGGGTCTACACCGTCTACTGAATCTGTTTCTGATTCTTTTGTAGCTTCTGCTGTAGGTGTTAAGTTTGGATAAACGACTACACGCCAGCCGTCAACGAATTCTCCTGTAGTTTTATCGCGTTTACGACCTTTAATAAGGTATTGAACGCATTTAGTTTTCCAATTCCCTGTAGGAGACCAACCTAAGCCATTTGCTGTTTTTTGTTGACCTAGAATGTCCTCTTTTAGCGCTTGGTCTGTTTGAATGAACACCATTTCTCCCTGGAGCAATGTAGCGCCTTTTTTAACTCCGTGGTCTGGCACGTCATCTGCTGGATAGTTAGCTGTTTCCGCTTGGTCTTCCATAGCGCCAACTGATACCAAACCAGTTACAATTTTAACATTAGTGAACTCTGGGCTTCCATCTGTACCTTTAGCCATATCGGCAACGATAAGAGCTTCATTCCCCCAGAAAATCTCACGTGAATTATAATCTAATTTCATTTTTTCCCTTTTCTATAATTTCATTGAATTAGCATAATTAGCGCCTTTTTTCAATGTTGTTTTAACGTCTTGCATACCCTTTTTTTCAACTAAGAAGTACATGCCATGATAACCGCTAGTGTAATTAGCCCTAGTACCTGCATTAACGACTACTTTATCGCCTTTTTTAACTTGTTTTAAGTTACTTGACAATTGGCCTGTATTTTGATATCTAGCATAAGTATAGGTGTGACCATGACTTCTAATTAATCTAGTTCTTCGGCTTGCGCTATTTGCTTTCACTTTAAACTCTGCTTCAAACCAATCGCCCATGCGTTCTGTTACTTTCGATTGCATTTCTTTAGCTATGCTTGCTGTATCAATTAAATTTACTGCCATGCTTGACCTCCTGAACCGCAAGGTAAGTAAACAGTACCAGTATAATTGTACAAGTGACTATTTTCAGACCAGTTTGTCATATTCCAACCGTCTTGCAAAACATTTCCGACTAATCCGATAAGTTTATCGTCAACATCTTTAACAGATAAAACAACTTGATAATAGTAGCCCATTATAAAGCTCGTATTATCCATTTTAACGACCTTTGAACTACTAAGCGCCAAATATACCGTCTTATCTTCTATCGTGTCCTTAACACCTAAAATAATATCATTTAAAGGCATTGTAAGTAAATTGTTGTACCAATCAATATAAGAATCAAATTCCATTGCTCACTTGTCCTTCTAAAATCATTTTATTATTTTTAGGATTTCTTTCCCACGTTGTACGCTTGAAAGTCTCGCCTTTTTCATTCAAGAAATAGTTGAAAATCAAGTCTTCCATTTCTCCGATTCCGTTAAGCTCATATCTTACATTTTTACCTAGTCCAACCATAGAAAACTCATCAAGTCTTGACTGACTAATTCTCTGCTTGACTGCTGGTAAAGTGATAGGCTTTATAACATTATCTTCTGCACCGTTCTTCTTCTTAACAGTCGTTTCAACTTGCAATGTAACTTGTGAAAATATCATTAAATACCTCCATAATACATTAACTCTTGTAAAGAAGCTAAACGTTTCATTTCAGCATTTCGCCATTGTTCTGCTGGTTCATCAACAATATTAAGCCGACAATAACAAGAGATGAAGTCTTTGACCAATACACTTGTTTCGTCAGCTTTAATACCATTTTTTTCTAGCAATTTAATAGCTATTGAACGGAATAAGATAAGTTTACTATCATAAGCTGTTACTGAAATCGGAATACCACAATAGACTTTAATATAATCTATCATTCATTCCCTCCATTTTATCCTTATGAAATTGTGATTACTGCACCAGCATTAAGAGTTTCAGTATGTCCGCTTGCAAGTGTTTCAACCAAAATTACATTGCTGTTAGTTTTCCATTCAAAGGCATCAACTTTTGTGATATCTTGCATATCAATATGATATTTTTGGTCTACTAATACCATAGGTTTAATTGCTTTCGTACCTGTATAGACAATGATTTCATCTACTCCGACTTCCGAAGCAATTTCAGTATCGTCATTTTTAATACGAACGTTAGCATTAGCAGGAAGTCCACGCAATTCAGTCAACAAGGCCTTGCGTTGTTCAGCTGTAACAATCAAATAACGTCGTCCAGCAGTAGCTCGAACAAAGTCAACCGCTTCTTCAATAGCGTCTGCCAATGGTGCTTTACCTGAACCTTTAGCACCTGTAGTAATTTTTTTGATTTTTTTACCGTCTGTTTCTTTATCAACTGACTTAAATCCGTTTGTTCCGTCTCCCTCAAAGAGTGCCAAGTCAACGATTTTATTTACAATAGCCTGTGTAAGTTCTGCTACAATCAAGTTATAAAGTTCTGAATAAGACATTTGAAGTCGTTTAACACGTTCAGCAAGTGATTGCAATTTATAAACCATTACAGGCTCAAGAGTGTCAATAGTAAGTGTTGCCGCTTGTTCTGTTTTTTGTTGACCGTCTTTGTGGACTTGAGCTTCATCTGATGAATCAAAAGAGCGTGATACGAGCAAAGCACCAACATTTGTAACACGGAAAACCTTGAACACTGGGTTAGTATTTAACAAAGCTGTGTTGATTGACTCAACCAATTTGCGTGGAAGTTGGAAAGTTGTATCTGTGATAGTTACACCATTTTCTTCAAGTTTTGCGTTCCAAGCGTTTTTAATTTCTTCTTTTCCAGTATTCTTTTTCAATACTTCAAAAAATTCTGTTACAGCGTTTTGTGATTCAATAAAGTTTGTCATTTTAGCTTTTCCTTTTGGTTTTTCTTCCTGTGCGTTAAGTTCGTTCTCGATTTTGATAATTTCAATTGAATTTTCTGAAAGTGTTTTTTCTAATTCTTGTACTTTTGGCAAATCTTCAATTGCATTTTTTACTTCAAAGCCATTAATTTGAGATTTTAAAGATACGTTATTTTCTTTAAGTTCTGCCAAACGGTTTTGTTTTTCAATTAAATCTGGTTTATTCATATTTCTTTTTAATATCCTCAATTTCTTTCAAAGCATTACGGCTTTCAATGATTTTGTTACGTTCTTCTGTGAGTTCTTCGCCTAAGGCATTTTGAATAAATTTTGCGTTAGGGTCTGCTGGTACTGAAACAAGAGAAATCTCTTTAAACTGTGCTTTATTTACGACTAGAGCGTCATTTTCATTAAATTCATATTCCATAATATAATAGGCAATTGATAATGAATCAAAAGCACCATTTTCTACAGCCTTGTTAATATTTGGTGCATTGTCATAAAGCATAAAGTCAGTTAGATATTTATTAGAAGCCAAATCATAATAAACTTTTGCGTCTCCAATGACTTCACTAGAGCCTGAACCGTGTTCATATAGCAATGGATATCGCTCTCTAGCAAACTCAATACAGTTAGGAGTCAAGATAATTCCGTTAAGATTTTCTACTCCAACTTCTGACCCAATACCTTGAAACGATTTTGAACCGTCCTCGTTTTCAGTTACTTTAATTTCAGCACTATTGGTTATTAGTTTCATCTGTGCTTGTGGTGTCCTTTCTATTGCCTTGTAATTCATCTAGGTTTTTAACAGCAACTGCGTTAAGGTTAGCTATGTAAACATCTCCACCCTCGATAGGTTGTTCTCCCATTTTGACAAGAAGTTGATTCTGTGTAAAAATAGGACCATTAATATTTTCATGATACAAGTCAATTAATTCTTTCAAAGTTGCAAACTTGAACAGCTGGTTATCTACGATTATGCGTTCATAATATAAATTACCTTTTACCACTCGTCTGCGGTTAGTTGAAATCAGTTTATAAGTCAATTCCTTTTCAAGTTGAATTAGTAAAGGAATAATAGTAGAGTTATAAAAATAAATTTGCTGTTCTTGTGAAGCTGTACCAAGCAAAATATTTTCATTCATAAAGTAACCTGTCAAAAGTTCCGATTTAATAAGGTCGATTTCGTCTTTATTTAATACTGAGTAATCTTTTTTTAGTTCAACAATTTCCGTCTTGTTATCAACTGGTGTTAAACCGTTGTAGCTTGAACCCTCTTGCATGTTCTTTATTGTGGCTAACGCCTTTTCTCGATACTCCTGTGTATTGTCAATATCAAGGAAAGCATTAATCTTCAGCAAGCCACGCAATTTACCTTGTTCCAGCTTAGTTTGAATACTAGCTAGAGCATTGTCTAAAATACTTGTATCTTCATTGATATAAAAAGGACTGGTAAGCCTTACTAATTCTTCTGGCTTATATTCTTTTTTATCGTTAGCAAAGAGTAAGTCTATTAGTTCTCCTGTGTTACTGTCAAATATAGGGTACAAGTCAATATATCGAGTTGTAAGCAACTTTTTAATTACTTTCTGCCAAAACTCCATGCTATTGCGTTCTCCCTTAGAACTCCAGTTTAGAACCTCATCTAAATCAGACCCTGCCATACTAATCAAAGTATCAGAGCCAACATCAGATTTTTTGTATTTAACATGATTAAATTCTACTTTTGTTATTTCATTAGCAATTTTATTGTGAATGTTAGTCACAAAGGCACTTGTATATTCTACCGCTTCATTTTGCCACGCTGTAACTCTTTGAGTATCATTGTTTAGCTTTCCACGTGAAAATGATACTACTTTTCCGAATAAGTTCAATTTTTCCCCTTTCTACCATAAACTTACGCCTTTTCCTCGTTTATACTCGCCTGTTTTCTTGTTATGGCAAGACTTACAAAGGAGTTGTAGGTTATCAGGGTTCAGCGCTATTTTCCAATCATCAAGATTTTCCCAAGTTAGTTCTATAATATGGTCTACTTCGTATTTTTTAGCACCGAATGCGCCACATCTTACGCAAGTCATTTTGTCACGTTGTCTAACATAATCACGGACTGCCAACCATTCTTTTTTATTATACCAGCCACTTTCTCGGACTGTGTCAACGTTATACTTCATCTGACACCGCCATTTCTAAAGCCATTGTCAAGGCAACAGTAGGGTCAATTTTATCTTTTTCAAGTTTTTTAGTATACATATAGTCCCCACTTTGTCCGATTTTAACAGCAGTATTATTTAAAGCCCACTGCATGACTTTTTGATTATGGATAAGTTTATTTTCTACTAACTTAGATTTTAATAACTTGATATAGTCGTTCATTGAGAAACCTTGCCGAATCGCTCTTTGATTACCTCCGTCTTTGTCAAAGAAATAACGCTCAATCAGCCCTTTTAAAATTTCATAGCGAGCTGGGTCATAACCGATCTTTCTAAGTCTGCACCCTGTCTTAGTTCTAAAGTCATTAATATATGGTATTAAGTCATTTACATTAATGTATTCCGTATCAAGTAAGATTAATTCCCCTCTGTCAACGAATTCAGTCCACAACTCTTGTTGTTCTGTGTCTAGCTGCTCATATTGCGACCGTACAGAGAAAGTAAGTGTATGACTGTAAGTTTTACCATCTAGCTCACAAACGAACGACACAGCGGTTAAATCGCCAATTAAGGATAGGTCAATTCCGACATAAGTTCTATTTTTATTGAATACAGATAAGTTGAATTCTGTTAATTTAGTGTCTTGCGGAGTGAAGTAGTAAGCTATATCTTGCATAGGCAATCCCATATTAAACGCTAAGAACTTATTTTGTAGCGCTGGGTCTCCTTGTGCAAGTTCGTACTCTTCAATAACGCCTGACCACTTAGGAACGTCTCCAATAAGAGGTAAAGCCATTGTCCAATTCTTTTTATCTTTTACCTGCTCATGATTTTCCAACATGTAAAGCAAGCCGAATGACCTATCATTGTAAAATTCTTCTTCTGACTTGAAGCGTTCAACAAGTTTATCATAAAGTCCATCTCGTTTAAGTCCGCCAGAAGTGATATAAATACTTTGCCAGTTATCTTGTTTTTGTCGCGAACCTTTATTGACTGATTCTGTTATATCTTCGCCATACGTATGAACTTCATCAAATATATTAAGTGAACTGTTACCACCTTGCGCCCTTAAAGTATCATTTGTTTGCTTTTTGAAAGTGGTTTTAAAAGAAGTAAACTCTAGCCCTTGTTTTGTACTCTTGAAAATTTTGTTTTCGTTGTACACTCTTAAAGTATCGCTTGCTTCCGTTTGGTTCCGAACTTGGTCAAATACGTGTCTAGCCTGTGTGTTATCATATGCAATAACCAGACTCTCACCGCCATATTGTCCGCCTAAAATCATCCAGTTAAGCACGCGCGTAGCCATTAAGCTAGACTTACCAGAGCCACGCCCTAAATTAAGAAAAATTTCATTAACTAGGTTAACCTGAACGCCTTTTTCATCAATCATATCATAACCAAGCATTAACTCGTACCAATATTTTTGCGTAGGGTGTAACTTAATTTTCATCAAATTTCCAGTAGTAAGGTAAAAGTTATCTTCTATCCACTCGATAGCTTGAGTAACTCTATCATAACGATAAATATATTTCTCATGAATTCTGATTTGCTTTTTAATAGTTTTACGCATATATTTATTTAGCTCTATGCCATGTTCTTTATTATAAGCCAACATTTGATTCATGTAATACATTTTATACCTCAAATTCTACATTTAATATACCTTTTTTTATTCTATTCTTAACAGTAGTTCTACTTAGTCCCATTTTTCGAGCCAATTCATTTATGCTATTAAATTTTAACCCTTTATAAACAAGTTTTTTACAACCGTGTACTTCTCCATTAAAATTGTTTTTTAAATGGTCAGTTCCAACACGTTCAAACATTCTTCTTGTATTTTCGGCTTGTGTTACATACTCAAGATTAGGCAAACTATTGTTTTCTTTATTTCCGTCTTTGTGGTCAACGGTCAAGCTACTTTTGCCTCTGAACGCTTCCATTATAACTCTATGTAGCCAAGTATTTTTATTACAAATATAAATTTTATAATAACCATTCTTTTGTAAAGTTGGCTTCATCATTTTATTTTGAGAAAGGCTGTAAATATTACCGTCTTCATAAACTATATATTTATCTTTATAAGTTACACTTTTCATTCAAAACCCTCTGGCACTTTAATTTCTGGTGTTTCGTACTTACTTAGTTTATAGTCGTCAAGTTCTTCAATTTTAGCTTTAAGGTCATGAGCGCTTGATTCTTCTTGTTGTAATCTCCGCCATTCAGTAGGGTTATAAAGTTCAGGATTTCCAGCCTTAGCAACCATCATTGCTACTAAGCTATCTTTGTCCAGTTCTTTTTCTTTAACCTTTACTTTTTCAACGTTACCGTCAGCGTCGTATATAGTTTCTGTTTCCTTTAGAGTTCTGACTGTCAGTTTGCTTGCTAAGGCACTTTCAGCTAATTCTAATAGATTTCCCCTAGCAATGCTTTTAGCTTCGTCATACGCCTTTATATTGTCATCTCGCCACTTTCTAAAAGTTTTAGCAGAACAATGCAAACTGGTGTAGATTTCTCTATCATTGCAGCCTGATTCAATTTTATCAATGATTTGACTAAATAGCGGTTCTTCATACATCTTAGGTAAAATTGTGGGTCTGCCACCGTTTTGTGCTTGCATATTGTCCTTTCTTTTAAATGTGGTTATATCGTTTAAAGCTTATATTTTCGTTCCTGTGAGCGTTAAGTTAATTAGACTTGAATTATATCGCAATGATATAAACACGTTCATACGAGCCAAAATATGAGCATATAGCCCTATAATTCCTTTTGATTTTAGATAATTTAAGATTTAGCTAGATTGTGCCAGATTAAATTAGATTAATTTAGGTTGAACCAGCTAAAACTTTTCTTTTTGATTTTTTGGGAGATTTGTAAAGGGGAGTCCTTTGTG